ATTTGGAAACAACTTCTTTTATCAGAGGACGCTATGTTAATTTACAGAACATCAAGAGCTCCCGAAAGAAGAATTTTTAAGGTCTTTGTTGGAAATATGAACGATGATGATGTTGAAGCATATGTACAACGTGTCGCGAACAAGTTTAAGAGAGAACAAATTGTGGATAGTAAGACAGGTCAGGTAGATATGAGATTTAATCAAATGGCTGTTGACCAAGATTATTTTGTACCGGTGCGTGACCCAGCAGCGCCTAGTCCTATCGATACATTAGCTGGTGCTCAAAATTTATCTGAAATTGCTGATATAGAATATATTCAAAAGAAATTATTAACGGCTTTACGTGTTCCAAAAGCGTTTTTGGGATTTGAAGAAGTTGTTGGTGATGGAAAAAATTTATCACTACAAGATATACGTTTTGCTAGAACTATTAACAGAATTCAAAGAAGCATGTTGCAAGAATTAAATAAAATTGCAATTGTTCATTTGTTCCTTTTGGGTTTTGAAGATGAATTAGAAAATTTTACTTTAGGTTTAACAAATCCATCTACACAGGCTGATTTGCTAAAAATTGATGTTTGGAAAGAAAAAGTTCTACTATACAAAGATTTGGTTGCTGACCCAGGAAACGGAATTCAAGCTACATCATCAACTTGGGCTAAAAAACATATTTTCGGTTGGTCCGATGATGAAGTTAAACTTGATTTACAACAGCAAAGAATTGAGAGAGCGGTCGGAGAAGAATTGAAGGCCACTCCAACAGTAATCACTAAAACAGGAGTATTTGACAACATTGATGAACTTTACGGTTCATCCACTGGCGGGACAAAATCAAGTGAGGCTTCCACAACACCCGGAGGTGAAGAAGTATTAGGTGGACTACCAACCGCTGGCGGAGAAGAAACTTTACCACCAGAAGCACCACCAGCACCCGAGGAGACAGCACCTCCTGAAGCTGCAGTAACACCCGAATCAAGAAACAAAGACATGAATATTTTGATTGAAAATGATTTGATTGATGGTAAACAAATCATTGAGTTAGGTGGTGCACAAGAATCTTTAGGAAAAATTTCTGAAGAACTAGACAAGTTATTGAACTCCTAATATTTATTTACAAATAAATCACACAATGACTTTCGGCCTCGTAAAATCAACAATTGAGTCAAACTTATTGGATTCGTATAAAAACGAAAAAGAGTTCAAAAAAACTCTCAGAGAATTCAAGGAAAATGTTTTGAATAATAAACAAATTTCAAAACTATATTCAGTTTACGACCAACTGTCTCAACCTCAAGGTTTGAATCAAGTTGATGCCGAACATTATTTGAATGAGGGGTTGAACTTGATTGAAAAAATTCTTCCATCGGTAAAGATGCCTTCATCAACAAAAAAATCAGAAAACAATCTCTATTCGGATATTGATACTTTGGTTTACACAAACAAATTGAATTTGAAAGAAAGAATTCAATCAAGAAAAAATATTTTGAATGTTCTGATGAGTGAACCAAAAAAGATTACTGAGGGAGTAAAAATTCCTGTTAGTTCAATGGTTAAAATTGCTAATTTAACTCTTGAGAATTATATCAAAGACATGGATTCAGAGAGTAAAAAATTATTTATTGATGTAATCAAAGGAGATAAAGACAATATGGAAAAAGATTACTCTACCTTGAAAGAAGGTACAATCGACAAATTGAAAACTTTGTTTACTGAGTCAGAAGAGGGTGAAATCAAATCCAAAATTTCTGAGACAATAGAAAAACTTCAAAAAGAGGAATTCACACAGATTAATTACGTAAAATTAATTTCATTGAAAAACGGATTATAATCCGTTTCTTTTTTTCTGAACGTAAATTGCTTTAAGAATTTTTTTCCTTACTTTTACAGATTTTTTTTCGAATTCTTTTCTTTCGTTAAGAATTTGATTCTGTTTTGTTTTGATAACTTTGTTTTTGAGAATTTTTAAAGATTTCTCTAAGTTGTCATTATTTTTTACTTCTATAATTAACATAATTCTAAAATAAATATACTAATTGTTTCCATTTTTGACAATGAAAGAACTTACTCTTATTTTTAAAAAAAATAAACATAGTAATATGAACAAAAATGAAAAAAGGAAAAAGTGTAAAATTAAATCTATTCAATCCAATAAAATCGATGTATGGAACTGTAGATTCTAAAAATTTAAAATCTGTTTTTATAAACATTCAATCTTGGGTCACACCCAAAAATGAAATGGAAAATTGGGGTAGAGTTGTAGGTAATCTAAATAGAGAAATCAAACATTCAATTTTAAGTTCCAATAAATCTGAAATATTTCTTCCAAAAACTATAGTCGATTTAGACTTACGTGTTAGCGGTATTTCAATAGGTAAAAAATCTTTTTTTAATCTCGAAGTTAATTTGTTTTCAAACGAACAATTAGATTTCAAATCCGAAAAAATCAAATTTGAAATCAAACAAATTATCAAATCTATTTATCTAAACAACATTGAAAAAAACAAATATTTTACTTTTTCTAAGTCGAAAAAATAATTAACAATTCAATCTTGTATATTTATCTGAAAACAAAGGATGAAACAACTTCGTATATTAGAGGCAAATGAACTTGGTCACGGAATTCTTATAGAGATGGACGCGGGTTTTATAAATCCACACGATTCATTGAATTTACCATTGTTGGAACAAGCAAAAAAATTAGATTATAAAAGTCCTTTCGAATTCTATGCTGTACTTCAAAAGTATGACACACCAAATAGAAACGGAAGATTTTATCCTGAAAAAATATTAAAAAGAGAAGCGGATAGATATAAAAAAATTATTCAAAAAGGATTATCCACGTCAGAACTAAATCACCCTGAATCATCTCTTATTGATTTAGATAGAGTATCTCATTTAATAACTGACATATGGTGGGATAAAAACATATTGATGGGTAAATTGAAACTTCTGACAAGTCCAGGCTTCCACGAATCAGGTGTAGTATCTTGTAAAGGAGATGTTGCCGCAAACTTGATGAGACAAGGAGTAACTATGGGAGTTTCATCGAGAGGTGTTGGGTCATTAAAAAAAGTTGGTGAAAGAAACGAAGTTCAGGATGACTTCGAATTAATTTGTTTTGATTTAGTTTCTTCACCGTCAACACCCGGTGCTTATTTATTTTCTGATGTAAATGAGAGAGGTCAATACGAAGAAAATTTAGAGGAAGAAAAAGTTGCAAAACTTGAAGGTCCAATGAATAAATCTATTGATTTAATGAAAAAACTTAACGATTTTTTGGGAAAATAAATTTATGGACGAAAAGTATTTTGTAGCAAAAATTCAGTATGAACTTCCTGATGATACCACAGGTAAAATAAAAAAAATCAGAGAAGAAAAATTAGTAAAAGGTTTTTCGGTTACTGATGTAGAAGCTAAAGTAACCAAAAGGTACGAATCATTTTCATATGATTGGAGGATAACTTCAGTCTCTGAAAGTAAAATTGATGAAGTAATTGAAAAATAAAAGTGGTCTTAGGACCACTTTTAAGTTTTTATAACTATTTATTGTCAAATTTGCTTTATATGTATATTTCTGTTTTTTATAGCGATGGAAGAGAAAACAATCTCGGAGTAGTTGAATGTAATACTTTTTCTTCTGGAATCCTTTTTTTGGAAAAACAAGGTTTTCAAATTATCGGTTCGAATCTTGTAACATCTACCATGGATGTAAAATCTGCCATGGCTACAATAAGTTGGAGATTACAATTCAGTTTGATTGATGGAAAAGGTGTTGATACCGTAATAATTTTTGATGATGATTGGAAACAAATTCAGGCCGCAATAGACATAAAAAAAGAAATGGGCTGGCAGATAGATTTTATGACAAGACAGGTTTCAAGTTTTTTCTCCGCACTACAATAAATTCCATAATTTTTTAACTTTTTTTATAATTAACAATATTTATTAGTTAAATCAATAACTTATTGCTATGCAAGAAAATAAAAATCTAGTAGAAGAGGCGCTCATTCAAATGAAAAATGTTGAAGAGGCTATCGCCGAAAATGCAAAAGGAATACTTGCTTCAACGATGAAGGAAGAAATCAACCAATTAGTAAAAGAATCTCTTTCTGAACAAGAAGAGGTTGACGTTGATGCTGAAATGGAAATGCCCGCTTCTGATGAAGAAGAGATGGACATTGAAATGGATGCAGAAGATGATGACATGGAGGGTGAAATGGAAATGGAACTTGACATGGATTCTGATGAAACTCCAATCGATTTGACTGGAGCGTCTGATGAGGAAATCTTAAAGGTTTTCAAAGCTATGAGTGAAGAGGATGGAATTATCGTAACAAAAGACGATGAGGAAATTCAACTCACTGACAATGACTCAGATAATGAGTACATTATTAAACTCGGTGAATCAAAAACAAAATCTAAGGTTAATGAGGAAGAAAATTCTGACTTGGATGCAATTGTTGCTGATTTGTTCAAGGATTCTGATGAAGACATGGAAACAGATATGGAAACTGACATGGAAACTGAAATGGAACCTGAAATGGAAGGTGAGGAAGTAATGTATGAAATTACTTTGGATGAGGAATCTGAGGAAGAAGATGAGTCAATGCTTGATGAAGAATCTGATGAAGAAGACGAATCAATGCTTGATGAAGAATCTGACGAAGAAGACGAATCAATGCTTGATGAAGAATCTGATGATGACAATTTAGACGAGGCGTACAACCACAAGAAAGCGATTAAACCTAAAGGTGTTGGAATTGGTAAAGGTCCTAAATTTTCTTATAAGTCATCTGGTAAAGGTGGATTTAAAGAAGATATGAAGCAAGGTAATGCTACTATGGGAACTGGTAAAGCTAAATTCGAATACAAGAAAGGTGCTAATATGGAAGGTAAATCCAAAATCGTAAAGGCTGAAACTAAAGAGGGATGGGGTTCTAAAAAACACGAGTACAAGCGTAAAAAAGTTGACGGTGTTGAAAAGAAAGCTGGTGACGTAAAAGGTCACTACAAGGACTACGAAAAAACTGAAACAAAAGAAGCTGCAAGAACATACGCTATGGGTTCTAAAGAAGGAAGAGGTAATAGAAAAGCAATTTCCAACAATAGAAACTATGTGTATACAGACAATGGAGTTAAAGTGGAATCTCTCGAAGCGGAAGTAAGTATGTTGAGAGAAAAGAATGAAGAGTACAGAAAGGCTCTTAATTTATTCAGAGAAAAATTAAATGAAGTGGCTATTTTCAATTCGAATTTGGCTTACGCAACAAGATTGTTCACTGAACACTCAACTACTAAAAAGGAAAAAATTAACATCCTAAGAAGATTTGATTCTGTTGAAACTTTGAAAGAGTCAAAAGGTCTTTATAAGTCAATCAAAGAAGAATTATCTCAAGGAGAAACTAAATCGATTTCTGAGTCTGTAGAAAACAAGTTGAATACAACTGTAACTTCAGGTTCAGCAATCAATCTTATTGAATCAAAAACTTACGAAAATCCTCAGTTTATGAGAATGAAAGATTTGATGAGTAAGATAAAATAAAAATAAACAAAAACTAAAAATACTCAAAAATGGGAGCATTATTAGAATCAGGTCTTGTTGGTAACATCGGTCTTAAGCACCTTAAAGTTATCAAAGAAGACACAATCAGCAAGTGGGACAAATTAGGATTCCTTGAGGGTCTTAAAGGTCACTTGAAAGAAAACGTAGCTCAGCTTTATGAAAACCAAGCAAGTTACTTAATCAACGAAGCAGCAACGACATCTGATACAGGTGCGTTTGAAACTGTGGTTTTCCCTATCGTTAGAAGAGTTTTCTCTAAATTGTTAGCTAACGATATTGTATCAGTACAAGCAATGAACTTACCAATTGGTAAATTGTTCTACTTTGTACCTAACATCCAAC